AAAGTGAACGCATACCGCGAAAACAAGCGGTTAATTGAAGAGTTAGAAGCAATGAACGACGCCGTAAAGGCTGAAATTATTGATATGATGCACGGCGCACCTGAAATGGTGCAGGGTACTGCAAAGGCCATTTACAAGGACGTGCAAAGTGTCCGGCTCGATAGCAAGCTTTTACAGGCCGCGCACCCGGATATTTATGCTGAGTGCAGCAAAAAGACCGTTTACAAACGGTTTAGCGTGGTATAAGGGGGTGCAACAAGTGTCCTGCATCCTGTTTTTATTTTGGTTTTTTAGTGCCTTGTTTAAGGCCAGCAAGTGAGGAGGGCTATATACCACCCGCTACTATGCACGCAAGGCCTGCACCGGTGATTACGTTGTTGTCAAGGTTTGCGGCGGCTATGCCATCATGACGGCAGCAGATTACAACATCTGGTGTAAACAGTGTTGACCCGCTTCACATTCCTACCCCGCCCACGCTGGCGGGGCTTTTCTTTTGCCTTGCATCTGCTGAGGGTGCAGGGCTTTTATTTTGCCATGCTACAATGCAGCCTCATACAAGCATTTACAGTGCGTTTTGTGCCGTCCATGCAGTTATACCACACACGCCACAAAACAGCACACAGGGCTTTACATGGGCGTTTCCTGCAATTTGACCAATCCCACCGCCCACAATACCAGACCGACACAAGCGGATATAATACCATCTGCGCCACGCTAAAGGGTATCACAGCGCCGCAACACCTCCAGCGTATACCGGATACCAGCGCCACGCTGGACGCTGTACAGGCCAGCACAGCCGCCCTATTATAATAAGGTATATATAAGGGTGTGTCCCTTTTATGGATCCATTCCAGACAGTGCAGCATATCACAGACCATGCCAGCCCGGCGGGGTCTCGATGCTTCCCACGCCCGGCGGCTTGCAATCTGGCACCGGGTCAGCGGTCAGGGCGCACCGGGTCAGCCTGTCGCCCTCCACCCGGCAGGGCAGTCCAGCAGCAGGGGCGCGGCGGGCGGCGCGGAACCATTGACGGCTACCGCCGCATTTCTTTTCTGGCTTTCGCCCGATAGCCAATAGAGGTCAGCAATAGTCGTAGCGTTCCGGCTGGAATAGTCGTAACAGCTTCTGAAATAGTCGTAGCCAATAGTCGTAATTTCTCCAATAAAATAGTCTTGAAATAGTCGTAAAGTCGTCAGATGACTGGCTGTTGAAAGTCCTATATATCGTATAGTAACAAACAGTCCGCCGATAGTCGTAGAGTAATAGTCGTAGCGTTTTCTTGCAAATCATCGTCAAATAGTTGTGTGTTTTTTGTGTGAAATAGTCGTTTTGCCTTTTAGAGAAAGAGAGGTACGATAGTCGCTAAGTCATCCGACCACCTCAAAAATCACCTCTCGTTCCAATTTCGCATAATATATTCCTCCGCTAGTTATATCTATTTCGTATAATAGCTGTACTTATTATAGTATACAGATATAGTTACTCCCGATAATCATGGATTATTTAGTATAATAACTCCTACCATCCGATTCGGCCTGTTCCTGCTCGATTTAATTCTCAGTAACGCACTATGGTATTATATTCAATTCATGGTATCCTGCTAGGAATATTTAATGCAACATTTTTACATATTCAACCAACTACAAAATGAAGTCAATTATCCATGTGAAATAGTCGTAGCAGCTGACGGCTTAGATGCTGCTGCCCTATTCGGGTTAGATGCTGTTGCCGTTAGAGGTCACCCGGTCGGCGCGGTGCGCCGGACGATAGAGGGTGACGTAACGTAGAGGTCGGCTGGACGGTCTGCCCATATTCAGCCAATAAGAGCCTGACGGCAGATGTCGGTTACAGTTTGCTCTGCTGGCTAACGGTGTAGCTTTTGGAGATAGAGGGTTGTAGGGGGAAAGAACCTTTACAATCGTGAGAAGTCAGACCCATCAGTCTGCTGCTTTTCCTGCTCTCGGTCAATCCAATTAAGGGCTATTGGCTTCCAGTTGATAATAGGACTGCCGCTTTTCGTTCGCCATCCCAGTCCCTCGTAATACCGCATGAACTGGTTTGCGTACCTTGTCGTGCTTCCGTTGTCAATAAAAAACTCGCTGACCTCTTCAAACTGAGGGGTGCACGGAGCGCCCTCATCTAATCTACTATGTTTATATTTACTATGTATATATCTACTAGTGGGCAATTTTCTGCCCGATTGTTGGGTACTATTTTGCCCGATTGTCGGGCAATTTTCTGCCTGATGGTCGTTACAGTTGGGCAATATATTGCCTGATTGATAATCGAACAGTTCCTCATCGTCAGGATACCCAACGTAAATCGTGTTGGATTTTGAATAATTGCGCTTGCATTCAATCAATCCGGCGTCCTTTAGCTCTTTCAAGTATTCTTTGGCTATCCTTTCCTTCTTTCCTACCATGTCTCCTGCTTCTGCGTTGGAACATCGAACAAACACCCGTCCTTTGCTGTCGACCCATTCTTTACCGTTATGCCTTGACGTGAACGAGCGATCAAGAAGGTCTACATAGATGACCTTCGCATTTGCGCTAATGCTCATCTTATCAAGAAATCGTGGGTAGATTTTATATCGGGGGCACACAATGTTCGCTGTTATGTATTGCATTTTCTTCTCCTGTAATAGTCGTATACCTCTACAATGCGCTCACAACCCCGCAGAGCCGCGCAAGAGTCGCTTTCTGTGTTCGGTCGATAAGTTTGTCATCTGACGCTAAAAGCGTTTGTAGGGCTTCTGTGCGCGTATATGCAAAAGGCTGCCATTGCTGACAGCCCATACACTTAGATTCCGTATTTGTCCTTTTTGCTAAGAACGACCCACCCCAAAAAGTTGAAAGAATTGCATTTTTCTACTCTTTCAAGCTTTTTGGCAGTAACAGCGGTTTTACGCCATCGCTTCGTCTGTACAAGTTATGGAACAGGCAATAATCTCCTTGACGGTTCAGGCAAGCATCACATAGACCGTATCTTCCCTTCCCCGCTTGCACGTTATCTATAAACTTCTCGAGTGCATCCATGTAGCTCTCCTTTCAATTCATCCAAGTATACTCTTGGAACCGTTGAATCTGCTTGTTAAACGTGATGGGAAGGTCGCCTATCTCGCCTTCTTTGTTCTTGCTCAGCCGGAACAGGTATTTGTCGGGGTTATCGCCGGACAGAAGGATGATTGCATCTGCGTCCTGTTCAATCTGTCCGCTCTCTCGCAAGTCAGAGTTGGTAGGCGTTGCTCCGGGCTTAGATGGGTTTCGATTGAGCTGCGCCAGAGCTACCACGACAATGCCTGTGGTCTGCGCCAGCTCGTGTAAGGCAATGGATATGGCCGTAATGGCGGCATATCTGTCCTTTGCGCCTGTTTCGTGGATGAGTTGAAGATAGTCTACGAAGATAACTTGAGCCTTTTTACGGAGAGCCTGAGCCTTCATCCACGCCACGTTTTTTCCTGCAGCGGAGCGGATATATAAGGGCATCTTCATGTTCTTTGCCTGTCCGTCAATCTCATTCAAGCTGACCGCCTTATTTTTCACCGTGTCCAGAGGGCAGTATATTTGATTAGCCATCAGACGTGCGCCCAATTTGCGTTTGCTGGTTTCTAGACTGAAATAGTACACGGTGTAGTTTTGCTTTGCCATGCTTGCTGCTATTTGCAAGGACAGGGCTGTCTTGCCCGCAGACGGTCTGCCGCCGATGATGATGAAATCACCCGGTGAGATGTGCAGCGCTTCATCCAGACGCTCTAGGCCTGTCTTGATATACACAGGCTTCTCGTCCATGTGAAGCACATAGTCGTTCAGCACATCCTCATATGTCCACGCATCTTCTTCCTCAGCTTTCAGGCTCATTGCCTCGCCCATCTGCTGGTAAATGTCTGATAGATCGGGATAGTCGGTAAGCTCACTGGTCATCTGAAATGCCAGACCTTGCACACGAGTGAGTGCAGCTTGTTCTCTGATAAGCTGTGCCCAACGCTGCATCTGCTCCCTGTCAATTCGTACACACTCTGATTCACAGGTTTGTACACACGCCAAGAGCGTCTGCGCTACGTCTGGATGCTGCGTATTTATCTCGACTATATCTATCTTACCCCTAGCCGTCCAATAGCCCTGAACAGCCGCAAAAGCGTCTCTCAGCTCAGGTCTGAACAAGTCAAGTTCAAAGTCTGGTATGATTTCATCCACGACGCCCGGCTTGCAGAGCATCAGCGCACCGATAAATACCGTTTGAACGTCCATTGTCATAGTCTAGGAAACTCCATCTCCGTACTTTGATCGTACTGGTCATCCTGTTTCAATGCGTAAATGTCTTGCCACCCAGCATAGATGCTCTGGTCGAGAATGGCTTTCCAGTCGTGCCGATCAAACTTTTCCAGTTTGTTGCAGAGCATCTGTTTTGCCCGGTCTGTCATAGGCTTCTTGATTCTTGTACGCATCTGTGCGAACTCTCGCAGTGATTCCAGCAGGGCTTTATCGCCATGAGCAAAGTCGGAGAAGATGTCAGGTTTCTTCTTGACTGCACTCTCCGGTAAGGCCTTGACGTTCGTCTGACTGTCAGTTGATACGATAGGTTCATTGTCATCTGACCTTGAGCTCATAGATGAGCTGACCTTCATCTCATTTATGACATGAGGATGAACCGACTTCCGTGTATGCCATCCTTTTGACGCAATACCGCTTCTTTTCCACTCTTCATCGAGCAGATGCTTAATCAAAATGAAACAAGATTCTGCTTTTTTTGAGTTCAAAGTTGCGTCTTTTTCTTCAAAAACGTATGCACAGATTGCATCGTACAGTTCCAGTTTCTCTTTACTTTTCAGTGTGGAGATGGCTTCAAAGTAGTATCGTTGGAATGTAAAGCTGTCTCGTTTTTTGTCCATGCTCAGTCCTCTTTGTATCGTTTGTTCCATGCTTCGATAGCGTCTTTGCGTCCATCTTGGATAATTTCAATCTCTCCACTATCGTTCATTCTAAACTCGATTCGATACTCTCTATTGGGATTTGTGAAACCACATTTATTGCATCGGATGTTAAATTCGTATCCTTTTATAAGGCTTCTTGAAAAATCCTTCTTTATGGAAAACACGGCTTCCGCACCGCAAAACGGGCATCTCTTGAGCTTTTCCATCCTTTTTCTCCTTTATATTGTTCTTACTGCTCTTTTATTCCAGTCTACAATTGACGATGGCAAAAAATAAAAAGTTTTAGAACGTCTGCCACATTTATCGCATAAAACTGCATAACGCTCATAAACACCAAAAGGATCTTTTTCTTTTTCGATATGTGGCTCCGCTCCGCAAAGGCATAATTTCAATTCTGTCATTTTCTGAACCTCTCTCTCGTTCTCGTGATTCGTTTGCAACCTTCAGATAGCTTTGCACCTTTACGGTATACAGGCCGATTGTGCTTCTGCTTGATGCAACCGCACTGCGTTTCGGACTGTCTGATAGCATTTGCAAGATGTTCAATTGATGCAGCACATCGGTTCACCGCTTCTGTTATCGCTCCTACTAGCGCTTCAAATTCATCCATCTTGAATCCTCCTTACGCATACCATTTCGGTGCTTTGCCAAAGATTTCAACGCCTTCTGTAAAACCAAGCCTATCTAAGGTTTCGCACATAATGCCATCCATCACGCCATGCACACGCTCCTCATCATCTCCGTATACTCTGTACGCTTCTCGCATGGTAGCCGTAAACGAATCAATCATATCTTGCGTAACAACGATATTGTTTTCCATAAGTCCTCCTATACCATCGGAAACGCCATCCAATGCGTTACCGTCACATCTTTCGGCAGTCTCTCGCCTATCTCATCCCAGAACTGGCCGTCTGCGTAACAGCCTAGAAAATACGTTGTCGGCGAGATTCCTTGCAACATTTTTCCATCTTTATCACGCCACGTTGTCTTAGTCGCAAGCAACAAAGGCTGCGTCCGCTCTCGTGGCGGTTCGTTTGCTGGATGCCAGAGTGTGTTAGCCATTTTTATACCCCGTAGTAGCAAGAATGACTACATATCCAATTAAGAAAATAGCAACATTGATAACCGCACAAGCAACAGCCTTGATAACGGTGCTATCAATGTATTCGTCCAAAATTTCCCAAAGGATATATCGCTCAAACAGATAAATAGGCGATACAAACAATATACCCACCATCGTTGTCAAAACGATGCCTAAAGCGACTTCACATATCGGCATTGACTTTTCTCCCTTCAATCTCCGTCCCACACACCGTCAGGACGCATCTTTGCAAACGCCAGCAAACCGTATACAAGGCGCGTTTGGCGTTGCCCTCTGTGGCGTGCCAGTAGTCGCTATCGTCCACATCGTCGCCTAGCGCAGAGATGGCCTTTTCAAGCATCGGGATGCTCTCTGCTCCTGTTTTGCCATAGATCGAGCGGATGCCGTTTTCGCCGAATACTTCCGGTCGATAATAGAAGTGACCGTAATTATAGGTGACGTTGAGCCACAGTTCTTTTGTACCGCCCATAGCTCGCATACCACCTGCGATAAAATGCGTACTATCCGCTTTGAGCGGTTTGTGCGTTACGGGGTCGCATAGATAAATATCGTAGCTCATTTTCTCAGCTCCCATTCCTTGCATCCACGTTCGTCCCACACAAAGTCTGCAACGTGTTCTGACTGGTCGTTCACGCACACGCCCTCCGGCTTTGCGTACCATTTGCAAGAGCCACAGGACGGCTCGGATTTGTTCTTGCAGGATTCTGCTGTGCATCGGATAGCCTTGCCAGCGGAGAACTGCTTGATGCCCATGCAAGAGCAATGTTCGGTGGTGCAGTAGAAGTTCATTCCTCTATCTCCTTCCATCCGATAAACTCGCATAAACCAACAGTGTTATTGTCGCAACGATGAATGAGGACTTTATCGCTTATTTTGAATTTGGCAATAAACCCAATTTTGCTTTCTTCCATTTCGTTTTCAAACATCCAATCAACAATGTCTTTGTTGATTCTGACATCGCCTTCGTCCGTCATAGTCGCAAAGCACTGTTTGCATCTGTAAAGAGCACACTTTTTCATTATATCTGCCCTCTATTTCTCCTTCTGTTGGCATTGAACCGTCCGATCACTCGCTTATACTCCTCGTAGCACTCCGGGCACAGGTCGCCTGTGTCCCTGCGCCACGCCCAGTCCTTGAAATATTCGTCAGGGTTCATCATCCTACCGCCCAGAACCGCTCCGCAGCGGTCGCATACTCGCTTGTGGTAAATTCCTCTGTCAGTCTGCATTAGTCATCCTCCTCAAAACCCGGCGCTACCCTTGCAATATATTCAGTTTCGGAGCCTTCTGGAAATGCAAGTTTAAGGCTTCCACCAATCGGCTGATTATGCAAAGGGTATATGTCGAGGCCATTCATTGCGACTTTCGCTGCTTCTTTTTGAGTAGAAGCATGAACAAGTAAATATCCACGTTCTCTCCATTCAACAGGCACTTTATACAATCCCATGTTAATCATCCTCCCCAACATCCTTAAACAGGATTTCTTTGTCGGTTTTCCAGTCTTTGATTTTGCACAGAATGTCCGTACCGGGCACGGTCTTTTTCAAACCGTCCATCTGCCAGATGTTCCATGAGATAGTCTCTGCGATGCAGTCAAGGAACATAGGCATACAGCCAATTTCCAACCTTTTAGCATCAAACCGATGCCTAAAATTTTCGATCAGCGTCAGGAATAGATTGCACCTTGCCAGCAAGAGGTTGTCTCCCTGCCACTCATAGCCGTATGTCGATGCGTAGGCGTTGATTGCCCAGCACATCCACATATCGTAGTCATGGAACCGCTCTGCCAGAACATTCAGCTTTCTATCCAGCAGACCAATTCTGTCCGGCACGGCAATCATCTGCCCTGTTGTGGTGTCGTATCGACTTGTCAGGAACGGTGCTTCGCCACAGGTGACTTCAAGACAAGTCTTGTT